AAATGCTTGTGTTTCATAAGTAATCCCACCTGTTATAGTATCTCGTAATACCAAACGAACTTTTAATGGAAACTTTTTTTCATCTTGAATATAGATTGGGAATGTAGAAGGACATGAAAATCTTTCAACTGCGTATTCATACTCAGATGGTGTTTTTAGAATAGGTTCAATACGATTGACATCAAATACTAAATCTTTAGCTTCTGTTTCAGTCGGTAAGTTTTGAACCTCAAAGTTGTAGTATATAATATCATCTGTATTACTTTGGTCTATTTCATGGTCTCTATCACTAATAAATTCGTGATGTTGATATCGATCTCTTTCTTGAGCATTGCTCATAGTTATATTGCGAAATTTATTTTCAAAATTCATTTTAAGTTATATACTATATAGTAAGATAAATTAAATGAATGATAAACGAAGATAATTAATTATATTTACTTCTTTTTAGGTTGTTCTTTCTTTTTCTCTTCTTCACAATGTTTCAACCACTCGGGTGATTTTTTCCAGTTTCCCTTTCTCGTAAAAAATTTGTGGTGAGGTTTGACAGGTTTTGCTTTTTTAACAGGGGCTTTTTTAGCAGGTGCGGGTTTAGATACAACTCTTTTTACAACAGGTTTTTTAACAACAGGTTTAGGTGCTGGTGATTTGGACGACATTTTATTATTATACTATATATATAGATTTTTATTTCACATATGTATCTTTTGCTTTCTTTAGCACTTCAGAATATTTCATATCAGGATTCTTTGAACGGAATTCTTTCACGTGAATCAACCACTTATTGGGCGGACGTTTCTTTTTAGGTTCATCTTTTGTAGAAGCTTTTGAAGCTTTCTTGGTCTTCTTTGGTTTCTCCTCCTTAACTTCTTCAATTACTACAGGGGGTTCTTCTGAGACCTTAACCTTCTTTTTACGAACTCTCTTTTTAGGAACAGGAGCTGGAGTTGATTCCTCTACAGGTTCGGCGGTTGCTTTAGGTACAACCTTCTTCTTTCTTCCTCGTTTGGGTTTTTCAATAACAACTTCTTTTTTAGATTTTGATTTAGTAGGCATTTTTATTATATTATATATATACATATAAAAAAATTATTTTATTTTAAACGAGGAGCTGGTATTGCTAATCCAACAACAAACATTAGAAGAGAATTATATAATTGTTTATCCTCACACGAGCCACTCATTTTTAATTCAACACTAAAAAAACTAATCAAACCTATTAGTATAAAATACTTTACAAAATACTGAACAAAATCACGATCTAAAGTTAAACAACATGACCTCCATGTTTTTCTTTCACTATCACATCGTTGTAATTCAAGGTCGCCATCAGGCTCAACCTCGTTATTATTTCTCATACAATCCATCAAAAAATAAATTATAACTATATATAATATATACAAGATATAAATAATGCCTACATTTTCTAAATCTACAAGAGCGACTAAGAAGTATATGGTTGTGTATAATGGTAAAAAAATACACTTTGGTGCTATTGTAAATATGATTCCCATGGAACAATTTAAAGATAGTACAGGTTTAGGTTTATATTCTAAATATGACCATGGAGATAAAAAGAGAAAAGCGTCGTATAGAGCAAGACACAAAGCAATAAAACTAAAAGACGGAACACTCGCATATAAGAATAAAAACTCACCTTCCTATTATAGTATGAAGTATCTTTGGACTTAAGTTATTTACAACAAGGAAATGCCGTACAATTCTTTTTAAAATGTTTTAGAACCTTTGTATTCTGACTAAGACCATAAATAAAATCAATAAACTTATCAAACATAGGGTTGAATCTGTCATACACTTCAGAAGGTAATATATTTTTCAAATGTAGTAGAACATTCATTTTTTTCTGAGAATTCATAACTTTTTTCTTACTTTCATTCTTCATCAAATCTGTAATCAAATCAAATATATCATCTGTATTTACAACACCATCTGCATTATAATCAAATACCTTTTTCATTATTGTATATAGTATGTGTCTAGAAAAAATTATATATACATATAGTATAATACAAAAGAAAAAACATGTCGATTAACCATTTGATCGATTCTGGAGCAAACCCTAAATATGATATCTTTGTTAATGGAATTACTACAGACGGAGACGTAGCGATAGAAGGCAGTGTTGATATTACAGGCACTCTTGATGCTGAAACTGTAGTAGCAGGTAGTCTCGTACAAGCACCCCTAATAAATGCAACCACTGAATCACAAACAGCATTACAAAATAACATTAATGATGTTCTCCGATTTCCACCATTTTCTATTAATTCTATTTTATTCGATGAAGGACTTAATAGTTTTACTAATTTGAGTGAAATATTTCAATATGTAAAAACTCGTAAAGTTGGAATCACTGGTTTGGTTGATACATATAAACTTACATGGTCAGGAGAAACTTCAACCCTCCCAAGTGATGATGCTATCTTTGATTTCAAAGCTTTGAATGATTATGATGCAATTTTAAGTATATTCGCATATGCACAATCGAGTATTGGTGAGGATATAAATGATGTTGGTGTACAAATCAATGCTCCTGATGATCCAGCTAATGATTTTGAAGTTCAATTTAATACTACGAATGTATCATCTGTAACTAGTGGTATTCTGGTTGATTTTAGTCTTGAAATACAACTTTACAGAATTTCCTAAATAAAAAAACTAAATCTCTCGTAAATTACTTAAAATAAAATATACACATAATAAATCAATTTATTATATTATATACAATGTCATATAATAAAATGTCATATTACGAAACACATAAAAAAAATGTTAAAACATACAGACAAAATAATTTAGAATATTGTAAAGAATATCAGAGGCTCTGGTATCAAAAAAAAAGATGTCATATTAATTGTGTATGTGGTTCAAAGTATCTGAAACATAATGAAAAAAATCATTTGAAGACAGAAAAACATAAAAGAGGACTATGTGGAGTAAGACCTACAAGTAAGAAGCAAAAGACTAAAAAACCAAAAGAAAAGGAAGAACAAAAGATAATCCCATATAAAACTATCTTTGTTTCAAAGAATAAAATAATATGGAACTTGCAACTATGAAATTTATTAATTGCTTGACTTCTTTCTTTTTCTCTTTCGAACTCGTTTTTTTTTTTCTGTTCTCTTGAACGTAAAAATCTTAGATGGTTTTCTTTCTTGTGTGAATTCTTGTATGGATTGAGGGACGGGGAGTAAAATACTTTTATCAAATTGATTTACTTCATGTAATACTTTGTATCTATTTTGTTTTGTTTTAGGTGTTACAATAATTTCATCTTCTGTGGGATTGAAAAACCAATTACCGAAAATATAACTTAACATTATTATTATACTATATATCAATATATTATTAATCTGAGCTAACAAATGTTATTAGAGAATCTTCTTCTTGTTCGGTCATATGACAATCTGTATACAGGTCTATAAACGCTACGCCTTGTTTAATATATTGATCCCTAAGTTTATCATACCTTTTGTATAGTTGTAAAGTTGTACTTTTATCTTTTTCAATTCGGTCATATAACAATTTACATTTATCTAGTAATAGTTTATACTGCATATCTGTAATCTGTTCTTTTATCAAAAATAAATCTGTTGTAATTCCTTGTAGTATTTGGTTTGCTGTTTGTTTTGTTGGGCACATAATTTTTTGTATATATATCTATAATAGCAATATAATATTATACATATTTAAACGACATTATCCCTAATACGAATTACAACGACTTCGTCTTCTTTTCCTAATTGGTGGTAAAAATATCTGTTCTATAGGATATGATACCCTTCTTTTTTTTAAAGTCTTTTCATATGTTGTAATTATATCTGTAGTCTCTGATGATAAACTAGAATCTATAACATATATTTTTTTAGACTTTGTACAACCCATTATAATATTTACATATATTATAATATGTGTAGATGTTGTGAGATAATAAAATACTGGTTCTGTTGTTGTTATGGAGAAGAAGAGGAGGACATATACGGTATTGAAGCATATATTGATTGGTCTAATTATCAATTTGATAATGATGATTTGTATGGTGGTGCGGAAAATTAAATAAAGAAAATAACAGATAATAAGTATATACAATGGGATCTTTTGTTTCTATACTTTTATCTAGACAGAATCTATATTATGATACTTTTGATAGTGATACTCTTTCTATTGAATACAAACCTTCCAATGAGAATAACAATGAATTTATTATACCAATTAATACAACTACTACTGACTGGATCAACTTTAACAATAAAAGAAATTATAAGGATAATGGGATGGACATATTAGGTTAATTTTTCATCATCAATTCATATTCTCTTTCTTCTCGTAGCATATCTTCTGAACCACAACCCGTACACACATAATAAGTTAGTTGTGTTTCTTGATAAATCTCACTTGGTCTCCAATCATGTATATGTAGAATCTTAGAATACAGCCTTTCTTGAACATTCACCAGATTATGAGCAACAAGAAATGTACTCACTTCTGTCATTACATGATTTATTAAATATTCCTCAGTTGTTGTTTCATCTACTACCATTGTAATTTCAAATCCCTGCATATCATCATCTGATAAAATAATATTTACAATTCGTGAATTCATTATTTATTGTATATATCAGTTATTATTATTATTTATATGTATAATATACGCAGAAGTTCAAAAAATAATCTTCGTATAAATTACAAAATTTTTTTATTATATTATAATTATATAATAAAAAGAAATATGCCAACGAAAGAACAATTATATACATTCGTAAAGTCTGCAAAGAAAGCTAAATGTAATCAAAAAGGTGTTTGTGGTGCTATTAGTTCTATGTCTAAATCTGAATTAGTAAATATAGCATATGCTATTGGATTTGACCCTTCACAAAATAGATTTACTTATAATAAACAATATGATAAATCAAGTTCTGGAAATTCATCATCATCATCATCATCATCAACATCAACATCTAGAACTAGAACAACAAGAAGACAACAAGAAGAAAAAAAAGAGGAAACTTGGCAAGAAAAAAAAGCAAGAGGTAAAGAAATAGAAAAGGAAGCTGATAAAATAATACAACGACTTACCAATAAAGCACAGTCAATGAATAAAGATTTATCATCAACAAAAGAATGGAAGAATGCTATAAAATTAGGAGACAAAGGATTTAATCTTATTATGGAAGCAGACAAATTACGAAGACAAAAATTAGGACTACCTACAAGACAACAAGAAAGAGAACAGAAGAGAAAAGAAATTGAAAAAAAGAAAAAGGCAAGATTGGAAAAAAAAAACAAAAAATAATAACTTAGTATATTATATATAGAATGAAATATAAAATGATTGAAAAGATTATATGTTCTTTGCCTATTACACAAGTATTTATACATCCATATATTACAAGAAAATTTCATAAAAAGAAGAAGTAAATTTTTACACCACATAACATTGGCGTTCTGTTAAGATAAAAACAGGAAAATAATGTTTTACAAGACATACCCACCTTGAATTAATATTTAAGATTCTATCAATTTGTTGTTCTGTAAAATATTCATATGACTTTAAATAATTTCGTACAGCTCGTGTATTATTTTTAGGAAACAATACTACAACATTGGCCTCATTTAATTGAATTCTAGATACATAGTTATTCTGTATAACATGTGAAGTAATAAGTATGTATGTTTTGTAATGTCTTGATATTTCAAGCATATTATTTAAAAAAGACCTTGTAGCTTTTCTTACTGCTACATTTTCAATTGTATCAATATCATCACATAATAGTAATGAGTCATACAAAGAATCTTCATCTTCATCTGGTTCCTCTTCAATACTTACCCCATTAAATGCAACATCTTCTGGAGATAATCGTACAGGGTCTAATTTATCTAATACTTCATCTTCATCAAGATTAGATACAATATAAAATGGTCTTCTCTTTTTACTATTACCCCCGTGTTCTTTTCTCCATTGTTTAATATATGATGATGCCCATGTACTCTTACCACTACCAGATATACCACATATCAAACATCTTTCTATTACTTTCTTTGAGGGCATAAACATAAATTTACTTTCACGGTCTCGTAAAATGAATTTACAATTCTTTGTCTTAATAAACTTTTTGCATTCGTACATAAGTTTTGTTAAATCTTCATCTTCTGGTTCATATCCTGATTGTAAACAATTATTCAATTCATCTCGTTCTTTTGGTGTCAAATGTTTAATCATCACTTCTGGTATATCATCTATCTTAAATACAAAGTCTGATAAATACAAATACATATTATGATTCTTTCCTCCTTTTATTTTTGCGATTGGATCTTTACCCTTGAATTTTTTATTTTTAGATAATTTAAAAGACATTGTAGATTAATTATCTTACTATATAGTATATAAACAATAAATAATGTCTGGAAATATTACTGAATTAATAAGATGGTCGCAGATACCCGTCCAAGTTTCAAATATGAGATTGAATGAAAATAAATTATATGGAAATCCTAATAGAACAACCACAAGAGAAGCTATATGGCAAGCTGACCTATCACAAGCTCACAGAATGTATACACGAATGAGTGGCTTTCACGGTTCTCGTATCCCTATGGGAACCCTTGAAGGAAATGGTGGAAATAGTATGGCACCTGTTCCGTATTGGGGTTTACAAACACAACCAGTAACAGCTACAAGACCTGCTCTCGCTTCTATGTCTGTAGAGGAAGTTCCTCAGCTTAACCAGATAAACGGTAGAGTTATGGAGAAAGAACGAATGGCATTTAATACGCAACGGTTTGCTATGACGCAAAATAATCCTTATCTACCGCAACAATTCCCTTATTAAATTTATATATACATATATTATATACTAAAATGGATAAACTAATATTGGATGGTGAAAGCTATTCTTTTTCTGGAGAAGATATGAAAGAACTTACAGAAAACAAATACAACATATACCGATATCATGAATTAGAGAAATTTGATAATATCGATCAGGTATTAGGAGATAATCTAGGAGCAATTATTCTTTACCAATCTACAATGAATTCTGGACATTGGATCTCCTTATGGAGAAATGGTGATACAATTTACTTTTTTGATTCGTATGGATTTCATGTAGACCAAGAACTAAAATATAGTGAATTCCATATGAGACGTCATAAGGGTGTAAAGGTTCCGCATCTTTCGCATCTTATAGATGTAAGTGGATACAAAGTTATTTCAAGTCCTTATAAATTACAGAAAATGAGGGATAAAACAAATACTTGTGGAAGATTTGCGGGTCTTGCGATTAAACTTCGTCATATGTCATTCAAAGATTTCTCCGATCTCTTTATGAGTAATAGACACTATAATCCTGATTTCTGGGTGACAATGGCGACTGGTCATTATAATTCGTGGAATGACTTATAAAACATCAAAACTATATACAATCCATAGAATAATTCACATATTCGTACATTCTCTCATTTTTTTTTTCTATTGTATATATATAATACAATTATAATGAGTTTCGTTGTCGCAAAAGATCCCCGTACCGAAGTTAAACCCGAAGCCGCATCTCTTCATGTAATCCATGAGGGTGGCCAGCGTGTCTCTTACCAGACTTTGACTTTTGATTCTTATCAGTTGAACGCTCCTCCTGTCAGTAATATTATTACTATTAATCCTCCTAGCAACCAGACCATCGTTGATCGTCTTATCCAGGTTCGCTACTACCTTGAGGTTAAAGTGACTGGTGGTGATTTGGAAGTTGGAAGCAACGATTGCCTCCGCCAGTTCCCCGCTAACTCTTTGATTGATGTCACTAGTTTGAAAATCAACGGCGAGACTGTCTCTGACAACACTGGAGATATTCTTCATGCTCGTCTTTGCTATGGCAACGATCCTTATGACCGTCGTCGTACTTGGTCTAAAACCGCAGCCCAGCCCGACCAGTATCAACAGCTTGATGATTACCTCGTTTTGGGAACTGCACGTAATGTTTGTGCTGAATATGGTGAGAACGCACAGGAACCTACTCGTGCCTCTATTCGTGGAACTGTTGTTGATGCCCAGACTATCCGCTATGAAGTTGTTGAGCCTATCTTCATTTCTCCTATGTTTGATGGATGTGGTCGCCAGCGTGAAGGTCTTGTTAATGTTAATGAGATTCATTTGAACCTTCGTTTCAAAGCTGATACTCAGCGTTTCTTGACTTGTGCCCCTCGTCTTGCTCCAGGTGTTAATATTACCTCCGTGTCTTGTGTCCAATTCCAAGCTCCTGAAGTCTTGATGTGCTACATTACCCCTGACAATCTCCAGCCTATCCCTGCTGTTCAGACTTTGTCGTATGTCAAACCTCGTCAGTACTTGAGACAGATGACAACTATGGCTGCTGGTGAGACTCGCCGTGAATTCACAGACTCTGTTCGCCTTTCTCAGATTCCCCGTTATATGATGCTCTTCGCTCGTCGTTCGGAAGCTACCTCTACTTTTGATAAACCCGATAGTTTCTTGAAGATTAAACAGGTGAAAGTCAACTGGAACAACGAATCGTCGCTCCTTTCTGGTGCTTCTACTCAGGATTTGTACGAGATTTCTCGACGCAACGGATGCAACCTCTCGTGGCCTCAGTGGTCTGATTACAGAGGATCTGTTTTTATGGCAGAATTTGGAACCAATATTGGTTTGAGTTCAGGTTTAGCGCCTGGTGTACAGGGAAGTTATACCTTGCAGTGTGACGTGGAATTTGAAAATGGATCTGCTGCGGACTATACCCCCACTTTCTACATGGTTCTTTTCAACATTGGATCTTTCAGCATTTCTCAGAATTCTGCCCGTTCTAGTCTTGGAAATCTTTCTCCTTCTATGGTCTTGGCTGCTTCTCAGGGACATCATATGCCCGCACATGAAATGGATCACGCTAAAGGTAAATCATTCTTGGATGGTCTCGAGTCTATGATTCCTATGAGCCACGCATCAATGCCTGCTGCTGCTCCTATGGCTGCTCCTGCTCCTATGCCTGCTCCTGCTGAACAGTCTTCTGCTCGCCGTGTTGTTGGTGGGTCTTTACGCAGAAAATAGGTAATTTAACTTTTAATATAAAATAATCCACCAACTATTTAAAGAAAACAAATTATATAATATATATAAAAATGTATTGTAAAGGAAATATTTATCAAATCATATATAACGAAGATACATCTCTTCGTTATATCGGATCAACATTTAAACCATTGTCTTATAGATTTTCAGGTCATAAAACAGGTTATAAAAATTACTTAGAAGGTAAAGAAACTGAAAGTGGTTGTTCTTTATATAAATATTTTGATAAATATGGAATAAATAATTTTTCTATTGTTCATATTAAATCATATTTGGTTTATAGAGAACATAAATTTGATTATAAACATTTACATGTATATGAGCAATTATGGATTTCTAAATTAAAATGCATAAATGAAAATCCTTGTTTTAGTATTAGATATTTAACTAATAAATCTTATTATGAAAGAAACAAAGAAAAAGTTTTAGCACAATGTAAGGAGTATCGTAATAGACCAGATATAAAAAAACATTATAAACAAAAACATAAAGAATATCGTGAAGTAAACAAACAAAAAATAAAAGAAAAAAAAGCAAGAAAAGGAGTATGTGAATGTGGTCAAACTATAAACTTAGATCATAAATCAAGACATATTAGAACTGATAAACATATATATAATATGATGACGGATGAAGAAAAAAAGAATTATAAACCACTTAAAATCCAATGTCCCTGTGGATCAATTATTAGAAAAGATGAAAAAAAACGACACGAACAAACAATGAAACACCTTTCATATATTGAAAGCATTTAATTTACGGAGGAGGAACAACAGCAGGTAGAATCTCACTATCCATAATTGAAACTCTAAATTGACAATACCATTGTTCTGTTCCCGATGTAGGTAATGTAGAAACAGGTAAAAGAGCACAATCGAAACCTTCAATACCTATATTATTATTCTCAAAACTTCTAATTTGACCGAATACACCAGATGGAGAAACAGCGTTATAAGTATAAAAGTGACCTTGATTAAATACAATTTTATTTATTCTTGCTCCTTCTGTTGTAACTGGTACAAAATTAAAAAATCCATTACAAATAAAATTAAATGCTGCCGAAGTAGCTCCACCACGTAAAGAATAGTCCACATCAAGTATAACATTAATATCAAAATTAAACACTTTACGAAAAGCATCACTATCTGGGTGGAGATGCAACTTATCACGTGTCATCTTACAATGCGTGATTTGACTAATAGTATACCAAGGGTTTGCGGGAACAGTTAAATTGGTAGCAAACTTATATTGATCAGTGTCTCCTATAGCAATAGCAACTTCTTGTGTTGTTGCTAATTTAAAAGTATCAGCAGTCATTCTGCCTTGAGCTTTCATATTGTTAATTGCTAAAACACTATCAGCTTCAATACTATTGACATATATATCATATTTGGGCTTAGTATCAACATCGATTAAATGATTAATAGACATGTTTTTGTATTATATATAGTATATCAACATAAAAAAAAATGAGATTCTTTGTTCAATCTATAAATTAAATATTCGTATATTATATAGAATAATACAATGAGTATAAACCATCTAATATTTGAAGAATGCACACCTAAATATGACTTACATGTAAATCATACTAATACAGAAAAACTAAGTTTAAAATTAAATAATCAAGATACTATTAATTTTCATTCACTTGGATCTGTAGGTGTACCAGGGACAAGTATTGTATCAGATGGAAAAGGATCTTTAGAGTGGAGCAATTCGATTGCGGCGGCACAAAAAGATATATTCTTAAACAAAGACCCTATACTAATAGAATGGAAACATGATGAATGGACGGAAATAAATATTCCTTTACATCGTAATGGTTCTTTTCAGTTTATTGAAGAAGACCAACTAGTACATATACATATGTGTTTTTATTACAAATATAAAGATGCGACTTCTCATTTACCTTTTAGAATCAAGGTTATGAAAAATGATGAAGAAGTCTATAATGAACATTATGGAGACTATGATAAATATGAAGTTCTTAATAAACTATTAGACCACCTAGTAGTAGATGCTAATATAGGAGATGATATTAAATTTTATATTAAGAAAGAATACAATGATCAAGGGAATTTTGAATTACAAAAACATTCTTATATTACTTTTGAAGTATTGTAAATAATAATATACATATAAAAACCAATCCCAAAAATAAAATCTTTTGTATATATATAATACAATAATTATGACTTCTCTTAACTTTGACGATGATGGACAATTAGGATCGATGGAACTTTATGGATTAAAACTCCAGAAAGTTGTAGCCGATTTTACAGAGTTCGATGCAATTACGAAGAAATACGTAGATGAAAAAGTCTCACAGGCTAAATCGGAACTTACAGGTGGTGCTTCTGAAGCACTTGATACCTTCAAAGAACTTGAGGATTATTTGACGGCGTCTGGAACCGCTGGTGGTCTCGTAGAACAGATTTCTGCTCTTTCGCAACAGATTACGGATGAGGCTACTCGTGCTGGAACGGAAGAAGGTAAATTGGATGCTCGTGTTTCTGCTTTGGAAAATAATACTACTAATGCTACTAATATTTCTGGTCTTCAGAGTGAATTGGACACTACCCAGCAAGGAGCTGGACTTGACCTTGATGGGTCTTATGTTGCCGATGCTGCTCGTAATTACATTACTGGTGCTACAAGTTTGAAAAGTGCCGATGCTCTTTTGGACTCTGCTGTTAAAGCAGAAGCTGACCGAGCCACCGCTGCTGAAGAAAAATTGACAGCAGATTTATCTACTCAAATTTCGACGTACACTTCAAATAAAACAACTACTGATAGTAATATTACTACTCTCCAATCTGCCGTAGCCGATGAAATTAAAGATCGTACCGATGCGGATAATGATCTTTCTGGTCGTATTTCTACATTAGAAGCTGACCCTACTACTCAAACAGAAGTTAATAGTGTAGGATCTCTTTTGAACGCATTAACTGCAAGTGTCACGGCAGGTGAAGCGGCTCTTACAGCCGCTATTTCTACTGAAGTTGCTGATCGTGTTGCAGGTGATGCTTCTCTTCAAGCAGATATTGGTGCGGAAACAACCAGAGCTGAAGGTGCGGAAGATGCTTTAAGACTTGATCTTGATGGAGAGATTGCTACACGGGATGTGGAAAAAATTACTGCTGATGATGATAGAGCTGGTATTCGTGCTGACCTTATCACCACTGCGTCTGCTCTTGAAACTCAAGTTGCCACCGAACGAGGTCGTGCCGAAAATGCTGAAGCTCTTTTAAATACTGGTATTGCTACAAATACTTCGAATCTTGCGGCACAGGTTTCTAAACAAGCTTCAGAAAAAGCTACTGCCGATACGGATAGAGCTTCTATTCGTACGGAATTTGCGAATGCGGATTCTGCTCTTGATGAGCGAGTTGCAGTTTTTGAAGGACAACTTAATAATGGTAATGTTGAAGGTTCTGAATATTATGTAGATAATTTGAGTGTCCAAGGTGTTGTAGATGATTTGAGAGGTGCAATAGATTATGTGAACGGAGAAAGATTTACTGATAAAGGTATTGCTGACAGCAGACATTTATCTAGTGAAGCAAAACATACCGCTAGTGATGGACGTCACGCTGGTCATGATACCAAACATGCTTCACACGAAGAAAATCTTGAAGAATTGGAAAATACAAAATTCTCTAAAGCTGGGGGTGAAATTACGGGTGAAGTTAGAGTTAACCTTGATGATAGTTATTTTTACCTTTCGTCTGTCTGGAGAATTCGCACTGATGCAGTTGGAAAACGAATTGTTTTTGAATTCAATAAGGGGACGGAAGAAGCCCCTGATTTTGTAAGTGGAATTCCCTTCATTTCTTCCCATTAAATACAATAAAAACAAAAAAACAAAAACAAAAATTATTATTATATTACTATAACTTTTCTAATTTAATTATTACATGAATTATAAAAGGTATAAAAGGAATTACATAATAATATATATAACATCTATAAACATCTATTAATAATGTCTGAAGAAGAAAGAAAAAAATGTGTTAAATGTAAAGTGAATCTATTACTGAAAGATTATAAATTAAAAAGAGATGGTCTTTATTCAAAAAATTGTAAGAATTGTTTAATTGTATATAGTAAGTCTAATAAAATAAATCGTGAAAAACACAAAGTAGAATGTACTATATGTAAACAAAGAATGTGTAAAAATAATATTGATAAACATATTAAAGCAGTTCATTATAAAATAAAAGACATTGAATGTAAGTATGAAGATTGTGAATTTAAATGCAGTTCGAATAGTGATTTAACACATCATATTAATTCTGTTCATTTAAAAAAATTTCGTTTCTTTTGTGATTATGAAAATTGTGAATTTAAATCATATGCAAAGAAAACATTAAAATCACATATTAAAAGATATCACGATAGAATAAAAGACCATATATGCGAATATGAAGAATGTGATATGAAATTTAGTAATAATGGTGGTTTACAACGACATATTAAACAAGTTCATCTCAAAATAAAAGACTTTGAATGTGAACAATGTGGATATACATGCAGTACTAAAGGTTATTTACAAAAACATAGTAGAAAATGTACTGGTAAAGAACATATATCAATTGGCGAATTTAAAGTCCGTGAATGTCTACGAGAAATGAATATAAATTTTCATCATAATACATCGTATATTGTAAAAGATAAATCATGGTTGAAGTGGGATTTTATACTTTATAAAAACAATGAAGTACAAGCATTTATAGAATATGATGGACAACAGCATTTTATACCTATTTATTTTGGAACAAAAAGTAAAATAAAAGCAAACAAAAAATTTAATGATACACTAAAAAGAGATACGATTAAAAATGATTTTTGTAAAGAGAATAATTATCCTTTGTTGAGAATACCCTATACGAAATTTGGAAACATACCAGAACTGGTAACAACTTTTTGTGTAGAGTATTTGAATTGGGGTAATGAATTATAAATTAATTATATCTATATATTATATAATACAATGAGTATCAACCATCTTATAAATGAAGAAGCAATTCCAAAATATGATATTTATACTAATGATGTAACATTAGATGAACAAGCGAAAATAAAAAATGCAAAAGTAGAAGTTGATAATGGTGATGTTGTAGATTTTTCAAGCTTAGCCTCATACGGTGCTCCAAGCGAAAGGCTTACAAGTTTAGGGAATGGACAACTTGCTTGGGTGTCTGGTAGTGGTACGTCAGGAATAGAGTATGGTGGAACTATACCTTTAACTCTTAATACTTTGGCTAAATATTCTGCGACAGATGGAAGTATTGTAGACAAAACTTCGTTTGTAGATACTGATATACTATTAAAGGATGGAAGTGTTGCTATGACAGGTAATCTTGATATGGATCAAAATAATATTCTTGATGTTAATGATGTATATGTTGATA